ATTCCGTTGAAGGTGGTGCAGTTGGCGTAGCAAGTATTGTGAGAGGAGAGGCTGATAGGCACATGACGTATTTGCGTTTAATTAGAAGCTGTCGTGTAATCAATAACAAAATAGATGAGGCGGAAGCGGCAGTACAGAGATTAATTAGCGATAAAGAGGAAGAGCTATTAGCTGTAGTACAAGAACAACAATACTTAGATGAATACATTAATACACTATTAGACACTAATCCAACAGCTAAACGAATAAGAAATAAAAAAAGGAAGAATGAGTTTAATATAGCAAAGGCGAAGGAAAAATTAAATAAGTTTAGAAAGCTTGCTAAGGAGGCTCGATTGGCATATCAACTCGTTGTAAATGCTCCTCGTGTATTTGTGGGATTGACACAAAACACTGATGCACCCATAACACAAAACGAAGCTGGTGTTAGACAGTTAGTTAACACCTTTTTAGAACTACAACTCGAAAGGGGCAAAATCACAAGAGACCAAAAGCAAGCTGATATTAAGAAGTTCAACGCTAAGGTTGCAGACTTAAAAGCGTACGAGCAGATATTTCTATTCTTTAAGCGAATCATAGAGGAATGTAAAGAAACGGGGTTAGTAGCTCAAATTAAAAAAATATACGAAGAGAAAGTGGTAGCTAAGGGAACTGCTATCCAAGGAGCAGCAACTGGAGTTTTCGAAAATCTAATGGAGATATTAGATGGAGCAAGAAGCAAACCAACATTACAAGAGCTTGCAGCTATACCAGGGCAACTAAAGGCTCAAGGCGATTTAGCGTACTCAATAATAAGAGCAGAAAAGGCAGCGTTTAAACGACTGAGAGTAAAAGCTGCTGGATTAGGAAGTTTTATACCACAAGATACGAGAGATCCTGGACTTCTTTACCTTAGATACAAGCTGTCAAAAGTATCAGATTTAATTTTACCAATAATTGACGGTATAGGATTGTTCTTTAAAAAGATAGTAGAGCTTATAGAAGATCTTCTGGATCCTGTGATTGCCTACATAAAAGGAGAGGCCGCAAAGCAAAAAGAAAAACTCGAACAGGATGTCGCAGCGTATGCTAAAGCAAAAGCCGATTCTAAGATAAATCTTGATGCTAAAATCATGTCTTTTATTTTTGGATTAGCTGGAAGATTGTTTTGGACGGGAATTAGTTGGACAAATCAATACGGTACTAAATTTATTGTAACTAATGTTGGTAGATTTTACCCCCAAATGCAAGCTTTGAGCGAAAATGGTGCACAAGGATATGCAGAAGAGTTGGGAGAAGGATTTAACCGCCAACTTGAGCGTATGAGCGGTATAGCCATACCACCATTAAGTACCGGAATTGCACCGTTTACATGGCGTGGGTACTTATCAAAACAAGACTATGTCATAGGTTACTAACAGAATACTACAATAAAGCACTATTTATAAAAAACAAAAATATGAAACTAAGTCAATTTAAGTCCATGTTGCGTGAGCTTATCCGTGAGGAGGTTCAAATCGCAGTGCGTACTGAGATTAAAAAGCTTAATGAAGGTAAGCAGCCTATGCCTAAACCAAACCAAGCTTTGCAAGTAAACAAAAGAACCACACCGCTAGTAACTCTTGATGAGCCATTTACCACGGTAGGAGGACCTCTAGGCGATTTACTAAACGAAACAGCACAAACAATGGCTGGTTTTGGAGAAGAGTCAGTGGAGCAAGCAAACCCAGACTTTCCAACAATAGGATCATCAGCAACAGATATATTTGTTAAGGATTATTCATCTGTCTTAAAAAGATCGGAAGAATTAAGCAATCCAAACTTTAGACCATAATGGCATATATTATACAAGTCAACCCAGTAGACCTAGAGAAGAACGTAGCTTTGGGTTTAGATCTTCCATTAGCGGGAGAGAGAGGAGCGACTTTTAAGCAAAACTACTTTACGATAGATCAAGCAGAAGCTAATGCCAAAAACCTTTTGCTAACTGAGCCTGGCGAAAGAGTAATGCTTCCAGATTTCGGATGTGGTTTAAAAAAGACTATTTTTGAAAACCTCACACAAGAAACTCTACAAGCTTTAAATCTAAGAATAAGAAATAGCTTCCAAACATTTTTACCTTACATATTTATACAAAAGCTAGAACTTACACCAGACGCAGAAACAAACACGCTTTTTGTTAAGTTGGATATAAGTTTGGATGAGTTAGGGTTCGATACAAGATCAATATTATTGGAAGTAAATGGCTAATCAAGATATAAAATACTACGGAAGAGATTTCGATTCCATTAAACAAGGTTTAATTGAGTTTGCTAGAGCTTACTATCCGGATTCCTACACAGACTTTAACGAAGCGTCACCAGGATCGTTGTTTATTGATTTAGCAGCTTATGTAGGTGATGTGTTGGGATACTACACAGACGCTAATTTTAAGGAGTCTATGTTATTGCACGCTCAAGAGCGTAGAAATCTATTGAGTATAGCGTCAGCACTTGGCTACAAGCCTAAGCTATCGGTACCTGCGCAGGTAGATTTAGATGTGTATCAACTAATACCTGCAAGTGGTTCTGGAAACGGCAGCACACCAGACATAAGGTACGGTTTAAAGATTGAACCAGGTTTGGAAGCAAGATCAACAGGAACAGGCATTACCTTTACTGTGCAGGATGCTATTGATTTTAGAATTAATAACACATTCAATCCCACAGAATACTCGGTTTATAGTATAGATAATAGTACTGGTAATCCAATATATTATTTAGCTAAAAAAACAGTCAAAGCGATTAGCGCTGCTTTGCAGACGCAAACTTATACGATAACATCTCGCGAAAGGTTTACAAAAGTATTTTTACCAACTTCTGCTACGAATCCAATTATAGGATTAGATAGCATAGTAGACTCAGATGGAAATACCTGGTATGAGGTTCCATACCTAGCTCAAGATACTATATTTGAGCGAGTAGAGAATACAGCATACAATGACCCAGACGCAGCAGTTTATAGTAACGAAACTCCATACCTTCTTAGATTAAAAAAAGTACCAAGAAGGTTTATAACTCGTGTAGTAGAGGGTGGATTGGAAATACAGTTTGGCTCTGGAGTATCAAATACACCAGACGAAGAGTTGTTGGCAACGCCAGAACAGATTGCAATAGCTACTGCAACCGGTAAAGCAGATACAGATGCATCTTTGGATCCAAGCAATCCACTACTAACATCTACATATGGAATAGCTCCATCAAACACAACTCTAACAGTTAGCTACTACACAGGAGGAGGCGTAGCTTCCAATGTACCGTCAAACACAATTACAGAGATTACGTCAATAGACACTACAAACTCAACATTACCAACAAACACAGCAACACTCAACAACACAGTAATACAGAGTGTTATTGTAAACAATACAACTGCAGCTGCTGGAGGTAGGAATGAAGAGACAATAGAGGAGATAAGACAAAATGCATTAGCACAGTTTTCTTCACAAAATAGGGCTGTTACTAGAGAGGATTATATCGTGCGTTGTTACTCAATGCCAAGTATATTTGGTTCAGTAGCCAAGGCTTTCATAGCGCCTGATGAGCAAAATAACATAGGTACATCGGAGGTTAATGATACGGTAGCAAATCCATTGGCACTAAATTTGTTTGTGTTAGGATATAACGATAGCAAGCAATGCTCTACGGTAAACAAGGCGGTAAAGACCAACTTAGCAAATTATTTGGATCACTACAGAATGCTCACCGATAGCATCAACATCAGAGATGCCTATATTATTAATATTGGAGTTAAATTTGATATACTTCCAAGCCCTAACTTCAATAGTAATGAAGTCCTAGCTCGCTGCATACAGAGATTAAAAGATCACTTTAATGTTGATAGATGGCAAATCAATCAACCTATTGTGCATAGTGAAATTATGATGGCATTATTGGGAGTGAAAGGGGTACAGACAGTTTCTAATTTAGCAATCCAAAACCTAAATAGCGTAGCTGATGGATATAGTGACGTGCTCTACGATATAGCAGGAGCAACCAAAAACGGAATAACATACCCAAGCCTAGATCCAGCTATCTTTGAAGTAAAATTCCCAGACAGAGACATCGAAGGCAGAATAACATCTTTCTAATATGATATACAGCATTTTTAGCGTAAAAGACGCAACCCTATACGAACAGTATCCATCACTTAATACTGGTTTAGATGCTGTGTTGGAGATAAATAAAACATCAACAGTATCAGGGTCTACTAACGTATATTATAATTCAAGAATTGCTGTTAAGTTTGACTTATCGAACTTTACGAATAACTTCGACTCTGCATTATTAACACAAACAGCAAGTTATTACCTAAGGCTAACAGCCACAGAGCCAAGTGAGATTCCCACAAGCTATACGTTATTTGCATATCCAATATCGCAAAGTTGGAATATGGGCACTGGAAGGTATACTACAGCTATCACCAGCAGTGATGGGGTGTCATGGAATTATAGATTGACAAGTGCAAATACAGCATCAGCATGGTTAACAGCTTCTTTTGCAGATGGAACAATTGGAAGTTGGGCAGTAAATCCTGGAGGAGGTACTTGGTTTACAGCATCAGCACACTCTCAAAGCTTTGATTATCAAACAACAGATGTGTTGATGGATGTAACTACTGCAGTAAGACAATGGATTGCTGGCACAAAGGTCAATGAAGGTTTTATAATCAAAAAGAGCGATGTCGACGAACAAAGCTCAAACACCTTCAATAGTCTAAGGTTCTTCAGCAAAGATACTCACACAGTATATGGACCTAGACTGGAGATGAGATACGATGATTCATTATATCTTACCTCATCTACTCTCGTTAACTATAACGAAGAGGTTGCAGTAAACCTAAGCAATTTACAACCTCAGTA